TTGGCAGGTCAAAATGGTGGTTCAGGTGGCGGCGGTTCGTATAGTACTGGCTATGGTCCAGGTTCAGGCAACACACCATCTACATCACCTAGTCAAGGTAACAATGGCGGCACTGGCACAACATCTACACCTTATCCCGCTGGTGGGGGAGGTGGTGCTGGTCAAGTTGGTGGTAATGCTGCTGGTTCTGTTGCCGGTTCTGGTGGAAATGGATTAGAAACATCCATATCAGGAACAGCAACATACTATGCTGGTGGCGGTGGTGGAGGCATTAATACTGGTTATGGTGCTGCTACAAGCGGTATAGGCGGTACAGGAGGTGGTGGTGCTGGAGGTACAACAACAGCCGGTGTTGCCGGAACGGTCAACACTGGTGGGGGTGGAGGTGGTGCCGGAGCCGGCGGCGGCTCAGGTACAAGCCAACAAGGTGGAGGAAATGGAGGCTCTGGAGTAGTAATTATTAGCTACGCAGATTCATTTCCAGCCGCAATTAGTACAACAGGCAGTCCACTTGTAATCGCTTTTGGTGGAAAAAGAATTTATAAATATACAGCTTCAGGCAGTATAACATTTTAAGAGAAAGATATGACACTAAAAATCACATCAGATAATATAGCAACATCAACACTAGACAGTTTAGGTGGTGGAGTAAAAATTACAACGGTCGCATATCCTGGCATTACTACTGCGGCAGATCCAGCAGGTGGACAAACAATTACTGTTACTGGTAGTGGATTTAATAGTGGCATTACAGCATATATCAATACTACATCATGTTCTACCACATATGTAAGTGCAACAAGTTTAACATTCACTACCCCTGCAACAAGTGCAGGTACATACAATATTATATTATACAATACAGACGGAACAAATGGTACAAAGCCAGCTGGAATAATTTTTAATCAATCACCAGTTTGGGTAACAGCGGCTGGTGCATTAACTGCGGGTGTTAACAATGCTGCTTACTCAACTTCTGTAAGTGCTACCGGTACAGGAATAACATACAGTGTCACGGCCGGTGCATTACCCACTGGGTTGAGTTTAAATTCAAGTTCAGGTTTAATTTCAGGAACCCCAACAGTAGCAAACACATTTAATTTTACTATTACAGCAACCAACACTTACAATCAAACCACAGCAAGAGCATTTAGTATTCTGGTGGCCAATATTGTTCCTACTACTACTTTGGTAATTGGAGGAGGAGGGTCAGGCGGAACAGGATATTATGGTGGTGGTGGTGGTGCCGGCGGGTATCTTGAATCAACTCCTGATTTATCAGTTGGTATAACATATACTATTACTGTAGGCACCGGCGGTGTTGGAACTACCGTTCAAACCAATAGAGGCGGCACTGGTGCAAATAGTTCAATCTCTGGATCAGGATTTACCACAATTACTGGGATAGGTGGCGGTGGCGGTGGCAGTCGTAATAACGACCAAAATACTGCTGGTGCTCAAGGTGGCCCGGGAGGATCAGGCGGTGGCGCCAGTTACGTACAAAACGTTGGTGGTAAAGGTGTTTATCCAGGTTCAACCTACATAGATGCACCTAGACAGGGGTATGATGGTGGTGCAACCAACAACGATAGTACTTTTTCAGCAGGTGGCGGTGGTGCAGGTGCTGCAGGACAAGGCGCAACTGGTAGCCCACCAAGGGCCGGCGGTACAGGAATTGCTAGTAGTATAACAGGTACATCAGTAACACGCGGCGGCGGCGGCGGCAACGCATATGGAACTTCTTATCCGGGTGCAGGCGGTGGTGGTGCTATTAATACAGCCGGCACTGCTAATACAGGAGGTGGAGGTGGAGGTGGGGGCGGCAATAACACGCAAGGCGGCAACGGTGGATCTGGTGTGGTCATTATCAAATACCCCGACACATTCGCTGCCGCTACCACAACAGGCAGTCCCACTGTTACATCAATCACCGGATTTAGAATTTATACATTTACCGGTACTGGTACATTTACTATACCGAGTTAATAGATAGGAAACACATGGCACATTTTGCACAACTTGACGAAAACAATACAGTGATACAAGTGATTGTGGTACACAATAATGAACTACTAGATAACGGAACGGAATCTGAATCTAAGGGAATTTCATTTTGTCAATCAATATTTGGCATAGATACTGTATGGAAGCAAACATCATACAACAGTAGTTTTCGTGGTAATTTTGCTGGAGTAGGGTTTTTATATGAACCATTGAGAGATGTGTTTCTAGAACCAAAACCCTATTCAAATTGGGTACTAAACAACGCAACCTACAAATGGGAAGCACCCATACCCTACCCAGAAGATGGTAGACGACATGCTTGGGACGGGTATACTAACAGTTGGAGAGATTTGGGTGAAAAATTAGCCACACCTGTTGAGACAATTTAAGAAAGATTTTAATGGAAAATATTGAGCTTGGTTACTTTGGTAATATTTGGGTTAGACAAAACATGTTAAAGAAAGATGAATGTGCACCAGGGCATGTTCATTATTTTGACCACGTTACATTACTAGCAAAAGGTAGTGTTCGTGTAGAAGTAGAAGGTAAAGAACCTAAGAATTTTGTTGCACCTACATTCGTTGTAATCAAAAAAGAATTGATACATAAGATGACTGCACTAGAAGATGATACAGTTTATTATTGTGTGTTTGCACTAAGAAATGTTGATGGAGAAGTTGTTGATGATATTTATGGCCCACAACATGATCCATTATGTGCTTGGTATGCTCCCGATGATTATTGGGAAAATAAAAAGAAAATAGAAAACATATAACATAGTATAACATTCTAAGAGAAATAAAATGACAACACAAATTACAACAGATAATATATCACCAACAACATTAGAAGTATTGGGAAGTGCTGTTCCAAAAGTTTCAACAATTGCTTATCCAGGTGATGACACAGCAGCCAATCCAGCAGGTGGTGATACTATTACATTAACAGGCACTGGATTTGTAGCAGGTGCAACAGTAATTATTAACGGTACATCTGCTGGGGTAGTCACAGTAGTCAGTGGTACAACATTAACTTTTACTGCTCCGGCAAGTAGTGCAGGCACATATGTAATTTATGTTATTAATAGTGACGGTGGAACAGCAATTGTTATTCCAGGTATAAGTTATAGTGGATTGCCAAATTGGAGTACAGGTGCAGGTAGTTTAGGTAATATATATGAAGTAAGTAACGTTAATACAACTGTAGTAGCAACTGGTGATGTACCAATTACATATAGTTTATACTCTGGTAATTTACCTACAGGAAGTAATATAAACGGTAGTACCGGATTAATTAGTGGAACAGCTCCGGCAGCAGGATCACCAACTACATATAGTTTTGTAATTAAAGCAACTGATAACGAACAACAAGATACTAACCGTTCATTTAGTTTAACAATTAATCCCGATACTGTTACTTGGATTAATCCAGCAAATGCATCTGTTACCACAAGTTATGAATATGCAAACATAAGTAACGTTTCATTATCAGCTAATACTGAATCAAATACTAGCGTATCTTTCAGTCAAAGTGGATTACCAGCCGGACTCTCACTTACCGGTAACACAATCAGTGGTTCAAGTAATACTGTAGCAAATACATCTGTTACTTTAACTGCAACTGGAAATGTTGCTGGAAGAACAGCGACACGAACAGTATATTTTGATGTACAGCAAGATGTTGTTACTTGGAGTAGTCCAGCTAATAATACAACATACGAATCGTTTACTAATAGCGCAATTTCTAATGTTAGTTTAAGTGCCTCTAGTGCCGGAGGACAAAGTATTACATATACTGCTAATACATTACCAACCGGAGTATCTGTTAGTGGTTCTGTTATTTCTGGCACTGCTACAGATGCAGCCAATACAACAACTTTATTAACAGCAACATCTGCACTATCAAATAGAACAGCAACAAGAACAATCAATTGGGTAATTAGTGTTGCAAATGATACTTACTTTAAAAATGTAACATTATTATTGAACGGTGAAACAACTGCATTACCATTCATTAGTGATAGTAGTACAAATAGTTTTGCTTTAACTATTAATGGTGATACTAAACCTAATAATTTTAATCCATATACACCGGGATATTACAGCAATTTCTTTGATGGTACCGGTGATTATTTAACTATACCAAATAATAGTGCCTTTGATTTTGGTACAGGTGACGTAACTATAGAATGCTGGTTCTTGATGACGGCCGATCCTGCACAAGACCCCGAAACCAATAGAAATGCAGCGTTATTCAACTCATTTATAGCTTCGGGATCACTGGCCTCAGCAACCACGTATGGCGGCGGTATTGATGGTAATTCAAGTTCCGGTGGAACAGGCTTGTCATTTGCAGCAAGGGTAAATGGCACCAATCAAGTTGTATCATATACAGGAACTGTTACTAAAAATGTATGGCATCATTATGCTTTTACTAGAACCGGCACGACTGCTAATTTATATTTAGACGGTATTAGAGTAGCACAAAACACTAGCTTTACCAATGCAATTAACACTAATGGACAAATATTAAAACTTGGTGGTTTGGTATACGCTGTGGGGTACGACTACTTTTTTCCAGGATACATTAGTAATGCAAGAATATTAAAAGGTACTGCTTTATATACAGGAACGACATTTACCCCAAGCACAACTCCACTAACAGCAATAGCAAATACAAGTCTACTAATATGTCAATCAAATAGATTAATTGATAACTCAACTAACAATTTTACAATTACTAAAGTTGGTGATGTAGCAGTATCACCAGCAATACCATTCACTCAAAACAGTAGTTACAGTACTTATGGTAGTACATACTTTGATGGTACTGGGGATTATTTATTAACTCCCTCATCTTCTAGTTTGGGTTTAGGATCCGGAGATTTTACAATTGAATCTTGGGTATACATTATAGCTCATACAAACGCAGACGGATGTCTTTGCTTAAATTGGACAGGATCTTGGTCTACCAATAACTGGTCATTGCATACTGACCATGTTTCTGCTAATGAAAAATTTACTTTTTGGGTTAATAATTATTCATCACCAAGCCCAATGTTGACTAGTACTACAACAGCAACTATTAATATGTGGCATCATGTTGCTGTAACTAGATCAGGTAACACCTGGAGATTATTTGTAAACGGTAATTCTGAAGCAACAGTAACTAGTAGTGTTGCACTGGATAATGGAAGTTCCTGGCCAATCTATATTTCTGGCGCTATAAGTGGACAACAACTAAATGGTTATATATCTAATCTTCGTGTTGTTAAAGGCACCGCAGTCTATACAACCGCATTCACCCCACCAACAAGTCCACTAACAGCAATAACAAACACAAGTTTATTAACATTACAATACAACCAACCAATAAATAATAATGTATTTTTAGACCAATCTAATTTCAATAACATTATCACAAGAAATGGTAATACAAGTCAGGGTACATTTAGTCCTTATAGTGTTACTGGTTGGAGTAATTACTTTGATGGTACTGGGGACTATTTGACAGTACCAAGTAACAGTGCGTTTGCTTTCGGTACAGGTGAGTATACAGTTGAAGCCTGGATCTATCTAACAGCATATGATTCATTTGAATCAAATATATTTGGATCTGCTAGTAGTGCCGGCGGTTTTGGTTTTGCTGTGCTGCCGACCGGTAGATTACAAGTAAATAAATATGGTACAGGAAACATATTTCAAAGCAATGCAGGTTTAATTAATTTAAATACCTGGTATCATATAGCAGCATCTAGAACTAGTACTTCTGCTAATAGTGCTTATCTCTTTGTTAACGGATCAGTAGTAACAACTGCTACGGATGCCGAAAACTGGACAGTATCTTCGAGTCCAATAATTGGTGGTTGGTCTAATTTATCTACATATGATGTGAGTGGATATATTAGTAACTTACGTATATTAAAAGGTACTGCATTATATACTTCTACATTCACACCAAGTACAACTCCACTAACAGCAATAGCAAACACAAGTTTATTGACATGCCAGAGTAATAGATTAATTGATAACTCAATAAACAATTTTACATTAACTAGAAACGGTGATGTTTCAGTTCAAGCCTTAGATCCATTCGGTAGTGTACCTGAAGCAACGCCTATTAGTTATAGTGTTTACTTTGATGGTACTGGTGATTATCTTGACAGTGCTACTAGTTCAGCATTCACATACGGCACCGGCGATTTTACAATAGAATTTTGGGCGTACTTAACTGCGATAGGTGGTACTCCCAACTTGATTGACCAACGAGGAGGTACTCACCCGTCAGTTAGACCTACGCTATTCATGAACAGTGGTGTACTAACATATTACACAAACGGCGGAGCGACAATAGTTGGCTCAACCCTATCAACTAATGTTTGGTATCATATTGCACTTTCTAGAAATTCAGGTACTACTCGTTTATTTGTTAATGGTTCACAGGTTGGATCATCATATACTGATGGAAATAATTATACTAGCACCAAAGTCAGAGTGTTTACAGATGATTCCGGTGGTTCTACTTCCCAAGCTGGGTACTGTAGCAATTTAAGGATTCTTAAAGGCACAGGACTTTATACTACTACGTTCACACCAAGCACTACACCACTAACAGCAATAGCAAACACAAGTTTACTAACATGTCAATCAACAAGAATGATTGATAACTCAACAAATGCATTCACTATTACTGCAACCGGTAATACAATACCAAGAATATTCAACCCATTTGGATACACCGCACAGAGTACAACAAGTTATACCCCAAGTTTACATGGTGGTAGTGTGTATTTGGATGGTACTGGTGACTATTTAACTACAGCCTCAAATGCTGTCTTTACTTATGGTACATCAAATTTTACAGTAGAAGGATGGCATTATTTAACTGCCGCTGCCAGTGTAACCAAGTATTTATTTGACCAACGAGTATCAGGTAATGGACTTTTCCCTGCAATATATGTAAGTAGCGGGTCATATATTGTTTATATTAATAGTGGCGTTGCATTGACAGCAGGAGTAGTCATTTCAAATGCATGGGTTCATTGGGCGCTTGTTAAAAATAATTCAACCACAACTTTGTATATAAACGGCATTTCTGCTGGTAGTTTTGCTGACACAAATAATTATTCTACCACTGCACTATTTAGGATCGGTAGTGAATGGAGTTTAAGTGGGTCTTATGATTGGCAGGGTTATATGAGCGACCTTCGTGTAGTCAAAGGTACAGCAGTATACACCAGTAACTTTGTACCACCCACACAAGCACTAACAAGTTTAACTACTGCTCCGGCAAGTTTATTATTAAACTTTAATAACGGTGGCATTATTGACCAACATTCTAGTAATGTGTTAGAGACTTTGGGTAATGCACAATTGAGTACAAGTGTTAAGAAGTATAATAATGCTAGTATGTATTTTGATGGTACTGGTGATTATCTATATGCACCACCAAACTTAAATTATGCTATGGGTTCTGGTGATTTTACTATAGAATTCTGGTACTATCCAGTTTCACAAAATGCAGCATGGAATCCTAATATTATGGGTAATTATGGTACAACATGGACAACTAATAAGTGGGCATTTCACGCACCCCATTCTTCAGCCGCAGGTAAGTATAGTTTTTGGGTAAACAATATTGTAACCCAGCCATTATTGGCTAGTACATCCAATGTAACAAATGGCGCATGGGTGTATTTAACTATAACACGTTCCGGTAGTACATGGAGAATGTTTGTAAATGGTACTATAGAAGCAACTGCTACGTCAAGTGCGGCATTAGACGGCGGTACTGCGGCAAGCATGGACGGATTATATATTGGTGCTAATTTTTACTCAGGTGAAGGTGGTAGATATATTAATGCTTATATAGACGATTTACGCTTTACTAAAGGATACGCACGATATACAGCAAACTTTACACCACCAACCAGTGCGCTTATAACTAAATAATTTTACGAAAATCACTAAACAATTTTATTTGTGATAAGTAGTACGTGATTAACGTATTTCAATTAAACTATGATGCTAGATTAAGAAGCTGGTACGAATTAAGAACAAAAATAACTGAGCTAGATACAAAAGAAAAATGTGTCTTTATTGATGAGTTTTGGCAACAAGCGCCATTAGTCAATCATCATTTGCATATTTTGGACACAAAAATCTGGCCTGACCCCTGGGAACTTTTAGCCGAAAATACCTATTGTACTATTGCAAAGGCATTAGGAATGTGTTATACTTTGCTACTAGTAGGAGTAAATGATATAAAAATGGTAGAAGCGACAGATATGCACGGGGAGGATGTTTTACTAGTCCTGGTCGATAGCGCAAAATATGTACTTAATTACTGGCCCAATACGGTAGTAAATAACTGTTCAAAAGATTTTACAATCAAACGTCAGGTGGACATTTCACACATCCAACAAAAACTATAACAGGTGCAGAATGAATATAAATGTAATTAAAAGAAACGGGGAAACAGTCCCGCTAGATATTTCAAAGATACAAAGACAAGTAGCGTATGATTGTAAGGGTATAGATAATGTAAGCCCGAGTATGATTGAAATTAAAGCACAAATTGAATTACACGATGGAATAAGCACAGAAACAATTGATGAATTGTTGCTTAAGGCTATGGTCAATTTGATTGACGAAACAGAAAACCCAGACATTAATAATGTAAACTATCAATATGTAGCAGGAAGACAAAAGGTATCTATGTTACGTAAAGAAGTTTATGGAACTTATAATCCTCCACCGTTATATGATATTGTTAAAAAGAATGTAGAGTTAGGAATGTATACATCTGAGTTGTTAGATTGGTATACAAAAGAAGAATGGGATATTATTGATTTGTTTTTAGACCATAGCAAGGACGAAAATTATACCTATGCGGCTATCGCTCAACTTGCAGAAAAGTACTTAGTACAGAACCGTGCTACTGGTCAAATCTTTGAAAGTCCTCAAGTAAGATATGCTATTGCAGCCGCCACTGCATTTCATAATGAACATAAAGATAAGAGATTAAAATATGTCAAAGAATATTACGAATGTGCAAGTGATGGTCATTTTACTCTTGCTACCCCTGTTCTCGCTGGTCTTGGCACTACTACTAAGCAGTTTTCTAGCTGTGTACTTATTTCTAGTGATGATACATTGGACAGTATTTTTGCCGCCGGCGAAATGATGGCAAAGTATGCTAGCAAACGTGCTGGCATTGGATTAGAGATTGGTCGCATTCGTCCACTGGGTGCACCTATTCGTAACGGTGAAATTAAACATACTGGTATGATTCCTTTCTTAAAGAAATGGTTTGGTGATCTACGTAGTTGTAGTCAAGGTGGTGTACGTAATGCAAGTTGCACAGTTACATTCCCAGTATGGCACTATCAGTTTGAAGATTTGATTGTGTTAAAGAACAACCAAGGTACAGAAGAAACACGTGTGCGTCAAATGGATTACAGTGTTGTAGTTAACAAGATGTTTTTTAATCGTTTCGCTAAAAATGAAAATATCACATTGTTTGATCCACATGATGTACCGGATTTGTATGAAGCATACTATAGAGATAGTGAAGAATTTGAAAAACTTTATACAATGTATGAAAGTAAGCGTGGCATTAAAAAGAAAACTTTGCCAGCAGTTGAAATATTTAAAAATGGAATACTAAAAGAACGTACTGATACAGGTCGTATCTATCTAGTATTCATTGATAACGTAATTAATCAGGGTCCGTTTGATACTAAACTAGATCCGATTTATCAGAGTAACCTTTGCCAAGAAATACTATTACCTACTAAACCTTTTCAACGTATTGAAGACGAGGCAGGGCGCATTGCACTATGTACATTAGGCAGTGTGAACTGGGGTGCGTTTAAGACGCCCCAAGAAATGCGTAAGGCATGTAGGGTATTAGTCAGAAGTTTAAGTAATCTCCTTAGCTATCAAGACTTCCTCAGTATACAGAGTAAGTTAGCTAACTTAGATTTCGAACCTCTTGGTGTAGGGATTACCAATTTAGCTTACTGGCATGCAAAGCGTAGTTTTAAATACGGCGAGCCAGAAGCATTAGCAGAAGTAAAGCGTTGGATGGAACATCAAGCATACTATCTAACAGAAACAAGCGTAGAACTAGCACAAGAACGTGGTGCGTGTCAACGTAGTCAACACACATTTTATGGTCAGGGTGTATTTCCCTGGGAACGTAGAAGTGAAGGTGTTAATGAATTGACAGACTTTAGTCCTAGTATGGATTGGGAAAGTCTACGTGAAAAATTATTGAAGTATGGCATTCGCAATGCAACTTTAATGGCCGTGGCACCGGTCGAATCCAGCTCAGTTGTGTTAAACTCCACCAACGGAATTGAAATGCCGATGGAATTGATTTCTGTGAAGGAATCAAAGGCTGGTTCGTTTGTACAAGTCGTGCCAGAGTACAAACGTTTAAAGAATCGCTATCAATTGATGTGGGATCAAAAGGATTGTGTAGAGTATTTGAAAACATCAGCAGTGTTAGCAGTATATATTGACCAAAGTTTAAGTACTAATACATTCTACAATCCCGCATACTTTGCTGAAGGTAAAGTACCCGGAACATTGATTGCTAAGAATTTAATGCTTGCATATAAATGGGGCATCAAAACTATCTATTATAGTTTAATTAACAAAGTAGGTAGTAAGGCAGCATTACAAGAAGATAACATTATTCCTTTTGTAAAGCAAGATATCATTGAAGATGAAGAATATTGTGAGAGTTGTGTATTATGAGTAAAGACCAATATAACCTGAGTAAACAGACTAACTATCTAAAACGTACAATGTTTTTAGATCCAGAAGGTCCTGTAACTGTACAACGATTTGAAGAAGTCAAGTACCCAAGACTAGCTAAGTATGAAGAAACAGCACGTGGCTTCTTTTGGGTGCCAGAAGAAATTAGTTTAACTAAAGATAAGATTGACCACAAGGATAGCAGTGATGCAATTAAACATATCTTTACTAGCAACTTGTTAAGACAAACTGCACTTGATAGTATTCAAGGACGTGCGCCAAGTCAAGTATTCAGTCCAGTTATCTCTATTCCTGAATTAGAAGCATTAGTTAGTAATTGGAGTTTCTTTGAGACTAACATTCATAGCAAGAGCTATAGTCATATCATTCGCAATGTCTATGGTGTGCCCAAAGAAGAATTTAATAAAATTCACGATACTAAAGAAATAGTAGAAATGTCTAGTAGTGTAGGTAAATATTATGATGAACTACACAGAATAAATTGTCATAAAGAATTAAGTAGTGAAATGACAGGTATGGTTCGTGAAGAGGTACATATCAAAGCAATTTGGATGGCACTAAACGCTAGCTATGCATTAGAAGCATTACGTTTCATGGTTAGTTTTGCAACTAGTCTTGCTATGGTAGAGAACAAGATTTACATTGGTAACGGAAACATTATCAGTTTGATATTACAAGACGAAT